CAGACTCTTATAAAGTAGTCTGGGTACATCAGAACATTATTAAAAAAGAGGGAACAGATTGGTGTTACTTTACAGTCGGAACAGATGCAATGCTTTCGGAGCCCAAGCCTTTGCAAGAAATATACCCATGGCTTAGAAATGGAGAGCGTCCTTATGTAATGGGTTATACCAATGTAGAAGCTCATAGAATTTATCCAGCAGGTACTGTAGAGTTAACCCAAGAGCTTCAAGCCGCGGCTAACGATATATGGAATCAAAGATTCGATAATGTTCGTCTTGCAATGAACAAGCGTTACCATATACGAAGAGATAGAAACATTGATCTTGATGCTCTGTTTCGGTCGGTGCCTGGTGGCGCAGTTGAGATGGATGATCCTGATGCGGATGTTAGGGTTATAGACACAAGAGACGTAACCGGTTCTGCATATGCCGAGCAAGATAGAATTAATATGGACTTTGATGAGTTGCAAGGCAACTTTTCAACATCAACGGTGCAGGGTGCGCGATCACTCAACGAGACCGTTGGCGGTATGTCTCTTATGGCAAGTAACAGCGGTACAGTAACTGAGTATGTTTTAAGAACATTTTCAGAAACATGGGTTGAAAGAGTTCTTAAACAGCTTATGCGTCTTGAGCAATATTATGAAACAGATTCAGTTATACTTGAATTGGCCGGAGATGCAGCTGCCCAAGTTAACGAACAATACCAAGGCTCTGTAGATGATCTTCTAAAGTACGAAGTTCTTCTTAAAGTTAATGTAGGCATTAGCGCTACTGACCCGTTAAGGAGGGTGCAAAATCTTGTATCAGGAATACAGATGCTTGGAGAACTTCCAGGGTTTGCCGAAAGCCTGAATGTTCCAGAAGTAGTGAAAGAAGTATTTGGCCAGCTTGGATATAAAGACGGCGAAAGATTTGTTAAAATGGAAGATAATCCAGAGGTTGCACAACTCATGGCCCAGATGGAGGAGATGCAAGCTTATATACAAGGTGAGCAAGGTAAGCTTGACAATAGAGTTCAGATAGAACAAATGAAGCAGCAAGGTAATCTTGAATCCGCTAACATGAAGTATGGTGCTGAAATACGAATGAAGGAAATGGAAGGCCAGATTAAATATCTTGATCTACAACTAAAACAAGAAGATGTAGCTACTAGACGAGCAGAGCTCATGCTTCAGAGAGAAGCTTTAATAAATCAAATAGCCGATACAGAAATTTCTAGACAAGAAGAAATGGTTGCCGAAGGAGATGTTGGTGTTATGGCAAGAGATGACTATGGTAAAATACCTTACGCAGTAGGATAATATGGAATACTATGATCCCCGAGAAATCGGGATTGACGACCTGGTTAGAAAAACAAGAATAGGTCATGTAACAAAAGACTTTTTAAATACTTCCGTTGGAAAAGCAATATTAAATAAAGCCCTAAAAGATTATAAACGGGGAATAGAATTATTTGAAAATATTGGATTTAACGGATTTGAAGGCTCTTCAGAAGAAGAGCTAAAAGAGTACCGGAAGATTATTTCTGATCTCTCAACACCTGTAAAAACTCTCAAGTGGTTTGAGAGTATTATTCAAGAAGGGGAGAACGCATCAAAAATTGCGAAGTATAAATCTTCTGGTGATTTAGACCCATAAGGAGATACTAATATGGAAAACGCTACCCAAGAGGATGCGTTAGAGGTTGTAGAAACTGAAGAAGTAACAGAAGAACAACCTGTTAGAAGAAGATTTAACTGCGTCTGTAAACCCTATTTCTGCTAGGGAAAAAGCTTTAGAAGAAATTTATAATAGACGCAGAGAAGAAGAACATGTTGAAGAAGAAGTTGAAGAAGTTGTAGACTCACCCGATACTCCTGTTTGGTACGATGGAGAGAAGTGGCTTACAAAAATAAAAGTAAATGGAGAAGAAGTAGATGTTCCATTTGATTCTTTAAAATCTTCTCACCAGAAAGATAAAGCTTCACAAGAAAAATTTCAATCTGCAGCTATAAAAGAAAGAGAACTTCTTTACAGAGAACAGCAGATTCAAGAACAATTAAAACAATTAAATTCTCAGCCACCCACAAAGGACGTTGAGCAAGAGGAAGAAACTAGTGATGTTGACGACATTGTCGAAAAATATCACGAAGCATTATTCCAAGATGACGCAGCGGAGGCTGCTAAACTACTCAGAACCTTGGCAAATAGTGGGCGCAGTAATGCTACCCAAAATGTAGAAGAGGTTGTGAATCAAGCTATTTTATCTCACGAAGCGAAGAAAAAGGCAGAGCGAGAGCATATTGAAAGAGCTGCTTATCAGGCAGAGTTAGAGGATGCGGTTAAATCCTTTAATGATAGTTATCCTGATATTGCAGAATCTGAAGAGCTTAGAGCTATTGCTGATAGGAAGACGATTACCCTGACTCAGGAAAATCCTGATTGGACACCGTCGCAGATTATCAATGCAGCTGCTGAACATACTCGTGAGTGGGCTGGAATTAGTATTGAATCAAATAGCAGGTTTAATCGCAAACAAAAAATTGTGAGACAACCTAAATCTGTAAGGGCCTCATCAAACAATTCTCAAGCAAGCGTTCCTTTAACGCCTTCTGAGATTGTTGAAGAAATGCGTAAAGCTAGAGGTCAAACTATATAACTCTTTTGGAGGTTAATTATGGCTGGACAAGTATGGTCAGTTAATACCTCTGGTGGTTATATGTATGCCGATAATCTGAGCCGCCTGCTACGCATGGCAGTTCAGCCTATGGTCAAGTTCCGTCAGTTCTGCGACGTTAAAGACGCAGCGCATCAGGGCTTGCACCGTGGTGATACATTCCACTGGAACGTATACAGTGACGTTGCCACTCAAGGCACGACGCTGACTGAGACCAGCACCATTCCAGAAACCTCGTTCACTATTTCTCAGGGAACCATGACCATTACGGAAGCTGGCAACAGCGTACCGTTTACTGGTAAGTTGGATGATCTTTCTGAGCAGCCAGTGTCCGAAGTTATCAGGAAAGTGCTGAAAAATGATGCTGTTAAAGGATTCGATAATCTTGCTGCTGTGCAGTTTGATGCGGCTAAAATCCGTGTCACGCCTACGGCGGGAACGAGTACGACTTCTTTGGTAGTTACTGAAAACGGTGCGTCCGCAACTGTTAACAACGTTGCTCTTGGTAAAGAGCATGTGAAGTTAATTGTAGACACGATGAAGGAGCGTAATATCCCGGCTTATGCTGACGATGATTATTACTCTATCTCTCGACCATCGACCTATCGCCAGTTGAAAAATGATTTGGAAGGCATCAAGCAGTATATTGATGCTGGTTTCCAGATGATTATGAACGGTGAAATTGGTCGTTACGAGGGTGTTCGTTTTGTCGAGCAGACTCACAAGGGTGCCGCAGCTCTTGGTACTTCAGCTAGCACATGGTCCAACGGCAAGTCCGATTGGTGCCTGTTCTTTGGTGAAGATACTGTTGCTGAAGCTATTGCTGTTCCTGAAGAAATTCGTGGGAAAATTCCTGGGGACTTCGGAAGGGACCGTGGCGTAGCGTGGTATTATTTGGGAGGTTTCGGCCTCGTTCACACACAAGCAGCCCAGTCACGCGTTGTGATTTGGGATAGCCAATCGTAAGGAGAAATTGTTATGAGTTACAGCGATCCACGTCCTTATGCATATAGCTATTACCATGATTTTGGTGCCGGAAGTGAGGCGATGGTTATGCGTGGCCCTTCGGGAAAGCAAGGTAGCGTCAAAGAAGTTGAAGTTGAAGCTATTGAAACTTTCACGAATACGACTACGGAAGCCATTATTGAACTTGGTTCTTCTGCGGGAACTGCTGAGTATGTCAACATGGGTCTTGGCACCCTTGCTGATGGAGATCAGCAGCGTCTAACCGACACTGCAGCTGACCTCGTTCTTGATGCTCTTCCTGCTGATACCGATATTCACATCACGTTCAATGCTCCTACTGGCGGAACTCCTGCTGGTAAAGCGCATGTGCACATGATGATTGAGTGGTACTAGGAGGCAATATGAAAGATAGTGCAAGTGGTAAAATTCCTGCTAATGGTCTTTCTGAGAAAACTTCTTTTGCTAAAGAAACCCCGGCCTCTCTTGGCCTGGATAGCAAAGGCAAGGCTCAGATGCCTATTGGTACGGTAAAGAAAAGCGTTTCTACTTCTCACGGGAAGTTTGAGATGTGTTAATTGATGCGGGGGAGGGGCAACTCTCCCCCAATTCATTACGGAGTATTAAATGAAAAAAATTAATATGATCACAGCGTTTATTGGAAATCCAGTAGAAACGCCTATTGAAGGCTATGGATTTACCGAGCCAGCGCAAAAGGGTTACACTAGCGGAAGCCAGTTGTTTGATGATCGAGCTATGGAATATAGAAACGAACAGCCTCGATCTAACAATGAAGCTCGTGTTAATGGAAAAATGGTTCGTTCAGGTATGTCTGTATCTGGATGGGGATTTTAAAAGGGATGATTGGTAAATAATTGAAAATAAT